TTTGGACTGAGAAAAAATATACAAGCAAGAAATTAAATGTTGGTGGCTGTCCAGATTTATTAGTTAAACAGAATGACAAATATATTTTAGTAGATTTTAAAACTTCTAAAGCAGTTTATTCTGATATGATAATTCAACTGTCTTGTTATGCAGAATTAATAAAAGAAAATGATGGCATAGAAATAGATAGAGCAGTCATAGTACGATTTCCAAAAGATGATAATGAAACTGAAATAAAAAAATTTTTTACTGAAGATCTTGCTGTTGGTCTAAAGCAATTTAAACTTCTTAGAAAAGCATTTGATTTAGATAAAGACCTTAACAAAATATTAAAAGGAAAAAAATAATGGGCGATGAATTTCCAGAACAAGACATAGAACAAGTAATAAATCCTATGCCAAAAAGTATAGCTACAGCAATTAATGAAATAATGCTTAAATTACAAAAGCCATTAGAACATGATGCTGAAAATAAATTTCAAAAATATAAATATACAAGTATTGATGGTTTTTTAAAACAAGTACACCCTGTTTGTGCTGAAGCAGGATTAATAATTGTACCACATGAAAAATCAAGTGAGATTAGTCCATCTGGAAAAAATTTAACAGTTGTTTATCAATATATCTTAGTTCACAAAGACGGAGATACTTGGGATTTTCCAACAACTAAACATATTGTCGTACCATTTGGTAATGGTACAGCAATGGGTACTGCCCAGTCTTATGCACTAAAACAATTTATGCGTTCTCTGTTTCAATTAAGTACAGGAGAACAAGATGATTTAGACGCATTAAAACAACCTAAAAAAACTAAAGGAGATTTATGACCGAAGATAAAAAATTTGCAGAAGGTTTATATGTAAAAGAGTCAACTGTTGATTTTGTAAAATTTAAACTATCAATTAACAAAGATCAATTTACCCAATGGTATAAAAAAAAATTAGAAGATAAAGATGATGATTGGATTAATCTTGATATTAAAGTCAGTAAGGATGGTAAATGGTATGCAGAAGAAAATACCTGGAAACCTAAAAAAGAAGAAGAACAAAAAGAGGAGCTTCCAGATTTTTAATGTACGAAGAATTTACAAAAGAACAGGTTGAGACATTAAAAAAAATAGCAGACAATCCTATTTTTAAAAAGTCTCAGCCTTTTCATGTAACAAAATTAACATCACTAGATGAACTAAAAATAAATATTTGTCATTTTTACGACATCACTCAAGAATTATTTTTAAGTAATCGAAAAGATGCAATTTTAGTTCAAGCGAGAAAAGAATTTGTTCATCATGCAGTAAAGATAAAAAGAGTTTCTACTGAAACAATAGCAAAAGCTATGAATAGAGATCATTCAACAGTTTGTTATTATTTAAAAAAAGCATCTCCAGAAACAGATAAGTTACTGCAATCATTTAATGATAGTGGAGAAAATGGCAACTAAACACTTTAAAATTTATGATGATTTCTGGTTGCCAGAATACACTATTGCTCAGACCTATCAATGTGCTGTTTGTAATAGTTGGTATGGAACTGACATTCATCATATAAGTAATAAGGCTCTTGGATCAAGTAAATGCAAAGATTACATTGAAAATTTAATTTGTCTTTGTCGTTCCTGCCATACCAAATGCCATTCCGATAAAAATTATAATTTAAAAGCTAGAATAATTAATCTTGAGAATATTGCTGATAAATTGAAGGATGAATTAGATGGATAAAGGAATAAAAAAATATGATCCTCATGTGATTGCTGAAACAAAAATGGATGCAATTATTAATTACAGAGAAGCTAGGAGAGAGTTTAACTCTTTAGTAAGACAAAAAGATGAAAAAGAAAAATCTAAATATTTATATTATCGTTTTTTTAGTAATGAAAAAAATAGTGTGGAAGATGCAAAAGCTAAAGCAAGAACAGATGATGAAGTAACTGATTTAAATGTATTATTAGATGATGCTGAAAAACTTATGGATGAAATGTTTGCAGAGTTAGATCGAGTTACAACAAAATTAGAATTAATGGCAGATAGTAATGCCACAGCCAGAGCAGAAATGAAACTTGGAGGTTTCGTTACATGAAATATAAAAGAACTATTACTAAACTTTTCGATGACAAATATGCTTCTATTAAAGACTATGAGGTTGAGAAAGCTATTGAATTGGGTGGTGCTGAATTAACCTTAAAATCAAATAATAAAAAAATGTTTTTAAGTGTTGACCAGTTAAAGCAAGGATTACAAAAACCAACAAGCAAAGAGTTTAATCCAAATCCTAGACTAAACGAAACTAAACCTTTTCGGTTATGTAATTTTTATTGGCAAGAACAAAATGAAAATCAACTGGAGTTAATATGAGTAAAGAAATAATTAAAATTACTCAAAATGATGAAGGAGGAGAAAATCCTAAAACAAAGTTACCAGAAAAGCCATTATGGGAATTAATGTTTGATGATAATTCAATAAGAATTCTAGGGAAACCTAAGATGGAAGAGTATTTAAGTAAAGCCTATGAAAATACAGTTCATCATTTTATGCAAAGAAGAACAAAATTATTAGATCAAAGAATTATAATACAATGGTCAATAGTTTTTAGTGATTATTCAGATGTATTACTAAGCAGTTCAGAGCTCTGCAAAAAAATTATGATTGGGCATCAAAGAAAAGATGAAGAAAAATATAAAGAATTAGAGGAGGCTCTTGCTAAAAAAAATGCTCCTCAGAATGAAGTTTTATTTCATCCTGCAAAAACTGATCCCTACCCACATTTAACAAAAGATAGAGAAGAATTAGACAGATTACGATTAAAAGCCATTGAGGAGGCTAAAAACGAAGAAAATAATAAAGATATTGTGCAAGGAGAATACTAATGTCAGCAGAAAGAAAACAACTAGAGCCAGTTTATTATAAGAAAGATTTGGCTAAATTATTTGGAATATCAACAAGAACTTTACAAACGAGATTAAATGAATTAGTTATTAAAAATCCCAATTTAGATTGTTTATCTCGTACAATAGGTAAGAAACAGTTTTTTACCTACAATGACATCGAGGAGATAAAACAATTATGCTTACCATCTTCAAAAGAGACGAAAGTCCTTACTGGCAAATTAGAGGCACAGTAAAACTAGGTAGAAAAGTTAAGACTATTAACAAGTTAAGTACAGGTCGTATTAACCAAAAAGAAGCTAAAGATGAATGCGATAGAGTTAATGCTGAAATCATACGAAACTTTGAACAAGAAGATTGTATGACCTGGACTGAGTGTTTTGAGAGAATGAAAAAAAATCCTAAACATTGTCCTTCTCAGCAAAGAATGTCTGTTTTTAAAAGAGTAGAAAAACTTGCAGGAGATTATGAGTTAAGAGATTTTAACGATGATTTAATATTTGAATTAGCCTACAAACAATATCCACACTTAAAACAATGGGAGGGTAAAAAATTACGAGATCTTCCTTATGCTGAAAGACAATTAGCTTCTTCTAAGTTTGCTAGTGCTAATGCAGGAATTATATTACCTATTTCAAAAGTCTTACATTATGGAGCAAAGCAAGGATGGTGCAATGATCCAACTATTGAACACTTTGAAGTATTGAATGCTAGAGCAAAACATAAAGAAAAATTTAGTATTGAAGATGTTAGAGCTATTGAAGAAAAATGTACTGATGAAGGTATTAAATTCTTATTTATTTTTTTAATTTATGCAGGTTGCAGAATATCAGAGGCTTTAAACATGCATTGGCAAGACACCAATCCAGAAAATGATGATAGACCTATGATAGATTTAGAGCAGGATGAATTAAATATTTGGCAATTTAAAACGCAAGAATGGATTACAAAACCAATGCATCCTAAGTTAAAAGAATATTTAGAAAGAATTAATTATAGAGAAGAAAAATTATTTGAATGGGATCATTTACACGATAGGCAAAATAATCCATCTGGAATTCCTACGAGATGGTGGGCAATGTGCCAACAAGCAGGAGTTAAATATAAAAATAGACATGCATGCAGACACACTCACGCAAGTTGGTTAGGTAAGAAAAATTCTTTGCAAGCATTAATGACTGCTGTTGGATGGAAGAGCTCTAAGGTTGCTCTAGGGTATGTTCATACTGATAAAAAAGAAGTCAAAGATATGATAAATGGACTGCCAGAATGATTAATTTAAAATATTATAGAAAAATAAATGGTCTTACTCAAAAAGATTTAGCTTTTATTTTAGATACTACTCAACAAAATATACAGAGATGGGAAACTGGTAAAGTTAATTTGAATGTTTTAACTGCTATTAAATTATCAAAAATATTTAATGTTAAAGTAGAAAACTTAATAAATTCTGACCATTTGCTGACCACTCAATAAAACTATTTTAATTTTTGGCTGTTTTCTGGGGTAAATTAGGTATACTTTTTTCTTGATATACTTGGTGTCATAAGGTATTTATATATCTATAATGAGAAAAAACAAGAAAAATTGGGAAATTTTTAGCAAGAGTGTGAAGAATAATGCAATAGTATGCGACCATATTCCGACCACTCCTGCTCTCATTATGACCACTCATAACAGGGAGAATACTATGATGGTTGAAACTATGACTGAAGGCAAAAATAAATATAAAGTTGAATTACTTAAAAATGACAACTTTAATAAAAAGTTTTTTGCTACAATTAATGATGTTGTGTATCTTATGTGTGATACCTCAACAGTTGCTTCTATAAATCAATTTGACAACAGAGTTTGTAAATTAGAAAACAATGGTTTTACTACTTGTGGTTTTCACTACGAAGCAGGTAAATTTATTTTACATTTTAAAAGAAGGGATGTTTAATTATGATTACATTTACTGATAAAGAAAGACAATTAGCACAGTATTTAATCGATGTAACTGATGGTAGTAATTCAGTTATTTTTGAAAATCCTAAACAATTAGGTTGGGATGTTGAAACTGCTAGAGGTGTTTTTGCATCTTTAGTTAAAAAAGATATTATTTTTCCAGATGATGCAATGCAAATAGATGATTATGTAGTTCATTATTGGATGGTTGATGTTGAAACTGATGATGCAGGAAGATTAATAAATACTGTTGATGAATTATTAGAAGAAAAAAATAAGGTGGCTCAATAATGAGCCATCTATCAGCTTCCACTTTTGTTGATATGCCTATTATCAATAAGGATTATATTGAGATCAGACCTATTGAGTTTGCTCAAGCTAAAGAAGTTATAGGCGAATTTCATAAGCATAATATTGCACCACAAGGTCATAAGTTTTCTATGGGTATATTTAGAAAAAAATTAAACGATCATGTTGCAGGTGGAGATTATGAACAATTACATGATTGGGTAATTATAGATACTTTTGATAATGATGATGATACTTTGGAACAATATTATGATTATGAATATGGAATGGATATGGAATACAGCGATAAGTATGATGCTTATGCGTTAAATTTAGGTGGGGAATTTGTATATGCTCGACCAAAAGAAGATGATGTTTTACTTGGAGTTGCAACTATTGGTAATCCTGTTGCTCCAAAATTAATGGATGGTAAAACTTTAGAGATTACTCGTATTTGTTTTGTTGATGAAAATAATAATCCATACTTTGATAGTGAATTACCAAAGTTTAATAAGGATCATTCATCCCCAATACCATCAATGTTTGTTTCTGCTATTGTAAAAGAAGTTAAAAAAAGAGGTTATGAGAAGATAATTACTTTTACAAGAGTTGATGAGTTTGCTAAATATTTAAAAGCAACTGGATTTAATATTGTGTTTACGCAAACTAGAATTAAAAAATGGAAGTCTAAGAATGCAGATAAGATGTATTCTAAATCTAAACCAAGTCTTAAAAATCGTTGGGAATTGAAAGTAGCTTAAAGGGAGGGTTAAATGAATAAAGATAAACAATATTTAGTAATTTTTAAAAAAGATAATAAAATTACAACTGCACATAAATTTAAAAATTATACATTAAAAAATGTTTTAAATGAATTTACAAATGATGGTTGGCAATGGAATGATAAATTGCTTTATGTAATAGATGGAACTAAAATAGTATATCAAAACGAAAATACTTTAACTTAAATATTTAATATCTTTTATAACTCCTTTAGGGATTACCTGGCTTCTACCATATAGGTCATCCTTATTGTGAGTATCTTTATCAGCTAATATAACAATTAGATCTTCAGTTTCTTTATACAGCCAACCTAACGAGTCCACAGAGCAGACTTCAGATTTATCTAAATCTTCTTTTTCTATCCAAGTACCGACTGAGTTTTCGTTAGTATCAAGCCAAGTTACTAATACTATTTTCACTTTTTCTTTTTAGCTTTTTTCTTTTTTTTAGGTTGTTCTTTTTTCTTTTTAGGTGGTCTGCCTCTTTTTGATCCGTAAGTTCCCATTCCGTATGGCATATATTATCCTTTCATTTTTTTTGATATATACATATTTTTAACAAGACTTGTTTTCTTGCCAAACTTTTTGTCTGCTGATTTCTTTGCAGAGCTATAACCTTTTTTACCTTTTAATTTTTTTGACTTGCCGAGACTTTTTGGTCTTGGCTTTTCCCATACTTTTTTTTTCATTTTTCCTCATGCGTAATGGTTGTTCCCATTTACCTATTGTAAATGTACCTGTTAAAACTTCTGTAATTCTTTTAAGTTCTTCCACTACCACTTGACCAAATTTGACCAATATGAGCCAGACATTTTTCCTTTTTTAATATTTTTTCCATGTCTTGCTTTGAAAGACTTTGATCTGGCTGTATTCTTTTTATCTCCAGACACACCTTGCTGTCCAAAGCGAATAGTTTTTATTTTACTACCCTCTTTGGCAACAACAATGTGAGATTTTTTAGGATGCGATGGAGTTCTTTTAGGTTTATTGAAACCAGTTACTCCTGCCCTTTTTAATCTTGGATCTGCCATTAATTAAATAGCACCAATTACTACGATTACGATTATCGCAACAATTCCTGCTTTTACCCAATCAGACATTCCCCAGTCTGACCAAGATTTTAAATGACTCCATAAGTCTTGTAATAATTTCATATTACCTCCTATTTAGTTAATTTGTTCTTTTTTTCGTAACTACGCAATGCCCCCATACCCAAAAGTGACATGACCAAAGGCATTAAAGTACCCATGTCTAATTGAGGTAGTGGTGCTGTTTCCCAACTGAATGAAGCAATAAGAAACATTAAAAATTGTTTTGCTACAAACTCCCAAAATATTGCTAATGCACATGACATACCGATTAATGGTCTCCATGATCTTTGAAGCATACCAGAAATACCACCTGCTGTGCTTTTTGCATCAGCAAGGTTAATATCTGATTGTGCTTTATTTATTTGTGCTTCAATTTCTTTTAATTTAATTTTAGCATTATTTTTTTCTTCTTCTGAAGTGTGAAGGTCATCAATTATGCTACCAACATTTTTTACGATGTCTCCACCTAATAATTTTGTTAGCATAAAACACCTTTAATTTGATGATAGTAAATATATAAATTGCAAAATTCTATTACAACTAAGGCTGTAAATAGTGTTGTTATAATTATCTTCATTTTATACTCTCCAATATATCGCATAATGCAGAAACCCTGTTAGTGGCTTGATTTCGATACCACAGGCTGTTTTTCAACTCTGCTGATGCATCTGTCCACCGACCTTCGTTTAGGTGCTCTATGGTGCGTTTAAAAGACGAAAATCCTTTTGCACCCAAAACAAAACAGCATTCAATCGCTATTTCCTGTGCTTTTGGATGTAATTTATCAAAGTCAGTTACTCTCTTCGCTGAGTTGAGTGCAATGTTAAAATCATACTCAAAAATCTTTTCTAAGTGTTTATGATCGTAAGGTTTATCATCTTCCCAGTTCTCATCTGCTCTGCATAAATGACCATAGCCAATAGTTCTATTGGGTGGTGTCATACTATCTAAGTAAACTTTATTTCTGTAACCTTCGTGTTCCTTTATTCGTTCTTTTAATTTTTCATGTTCCATCTTGTCTTTTCCTTGCGTAAAATTTGTAAACCTTTTTCCAGGTAAATCATGGCATCGCCTAACTCTTCCAAAGTATCGACAAACATTTCTTCTAAATCTTTGTGAGCTTGATCCATCGTATTACCAAACTTTTTTGTGCCTGCTTCAGATCTATCAGCTATTCGCTGAATTACTTTCTGAGCAATAGGATCTTCTACTGTCATATTTTACCAGTCCATTCTCCTCTATCATTGAGAGGCATTGCATATATAACTGGCTGATTATTTATTATTGCTCCTACACTAATTATTGGTCTTTTAATAAAGTTTTTTCCATATTTAAAGGCTTCTGATTTAGGATTTATAGAACTACCTACAATCATTGCAAAATTAAGTGAAGTTGGCGAACTCCAGTATTCTATACTTGCCTTCGTATGTTGATGAGAACAGCAATAGCTCATACCTAATTCTTTAGAACTAGACAAAACATTTGATTTAAAATGATGTGTAAAAAAAACTTTAGTTTTATTTGGAAGCTGTAAAATTAATTTATTATGCCAAGTCCATTTCCACTTTTTATCTATTTCTAATATATCGTTTATGTCTTTAAGGAATGAATTTGGTATTAAAGATTTTTCTGCTAATCGTTGAATGCGAATATCGTGATTACCCCACAAAATAGGCATAGGTGTTGGAAATATTTTTCTTAACTTTTTAATGCATTTAATAGCATTTTTAATTTCAAACTTAATGTTAGGCAACTCAGCACTATGTAAATGTTGGCTGATAGCATGAAAGTCCACTAAATCTCCACTTGCTAAAGTCATTGTTGGAGAAATATGATCTCTTAATTTTTTTATCCATTCAAAATAATTTGGATGTTGATATGGAAAATGTTGGTCGCTTAAAATAAGCAGTCGTTTTGTATTCATACAAGTCCTTTAGTAAGGATGGCTAATCCATTAATCGTAAAAATGTATAAATTGCTCCTAATACTGATCCGATAAATATGGCTGTTCTAATAGCACCTTTTCCAGTTGCCATTTCTTGTTTGAGTTTCATTACTTCTTGTCTGTTTTCTTTTACTTCAGATTTAATTTCATCTAAAGTTTTACAAATTTGACTATATTGTGTTTCCCAATCAGACATTTGTATTACCTATGTGTGAGCCACATTGAAATATAACTGTTAATCTTCTTTCTTTTAAATCAGCATCAAGATAATCAGCTAAATTATTTTTTGTTAAATTACATTCTATATTATCATTAAAACTTAAAGGTACTTCTGTTTTAAAACATAATGTTTGATCTAATTCACCTATATTAAGCATACAGATCATAGCAAATATTTTAAACATTATTCTCTATAATCGCCATCAATCTCTAAACGTAAAGATTTAATTTTATATTTAAGTTC